GTGGGGAATGATTTGGGACGCATCACCCCTCTGCGAGAAGTTCGCGGTGCCGCATCCAGACGTGACCTACCTGATCGGCGCCCGTTGCCATCCGAAGGTATTCGAGCGCCTGAAGGACTGCCGCGTCGTCGCCTGGCATGCCGGCGGCGATCACAACATTCTGGAGTACCTCCGCGAGCGCAACGTGCAGGAGCCGCTGATCAATGGCGGCACCGCTGGCGTTACGCGCTCACTCTACCTCGCCTATGCGCTCGGCTATCGGGACATGCATGTGCATGGCGCGGACTCCAGCTATTCCGACGATGGGCAGACGCACATCCGCGGCTCGCTCGTGCCGGAGAAGGACATGCAGATTTATGTCGGCGGGAAGTGGTTCCGCACGACCCCGGAATGGTGCGCGCAGGTGGAGGAAATCAAGCTCATCTATCCGATCTTTCGCATGCCGGCGCTGAACGCCACGATCACTTGCTACGGCGATGGGATGTTCCAGCACGTTGTAGCGATCATGAAGTCGGACGAGGCGATGGCGCTGGAAGTAGCGCGCCACATCGTACAGAACGAATTGCAGCCGCACATACAGGATTCCCCACAACCACTTGTCCAGGGAGTTGCAGCGTGAACTTAGGTCTAGAGACAGACGTAGCCAACCCGAATTTCTCCGGGGCACATAACCCCGATGATCTGCTTTGGGTGCAATTCAGCATCAAACCGCAGCAGGACATGTTCAAGAGCCAGAAGGAAAACCGGCCGATCTTTTTCGACCAGCTAAGGATCGAGATCCGCGTGCCGGGCAATAACCTGCTCACCATTGATCGGCCGGCCACCGAAGATGACAAGTTGCGCTTTCCGCGGCATTGGGCCTATTTCCAACAGACGCACGGTGCCGAAGGCCAGAACATCGGCACGCCGATTTCGCAGTGGCCCTTGCTACGCCCATCACAAGTGGAAGAGCTGAGGGCGCTGCGCTTTTACACGGTCGAGCAGGTTGCGTTTGCCTCAGACGAGCAGATCAACCGCACCGGCATGATCGCCGGCATGTCGCCCTTCGGCTTCCGCGAGCGGGCAAAGCTCTACCTCGAGACGGCGAAGGACAACTCGATTGCCGTGAAGCAGGCCGAAGAGATCAAGGCCCGTGACGCGAAGCTCGCGCAGATGGAGAAGGACATGCAGGAAATGAAGGCGATGCTGGAGGCGGCGACCAAGCCAGCCAAGAAATGAGCGCGACCCTCCTGCAACTGATGCAGCAAGCCTCATCCGAGATGGGGCTTGCCTCGCCCTCCAGCGTGATCGGCAACACCACGCAGGATGTCGTGCAGACGCTCGCGCTCATGCAGGCAGTGGGCTACGAGCTCCAGCGCAAGCATCAGTGGCAGGCGCTCACGGTCGAGTATCAGTTCTCGGCCCCGGCGTACTCCTATACCGGGGACGTGACGAGCGGCTCAACGACGCTAAGCAACCTCTCGTCCACCACGGGATTGACGACGAATCCGACCTACTTTCAGGTGGTCGGAACCGGCATCCCGCAGAACACGTACCTCGTGAGCGTGAACTCGGGCGCTAGCACGGCGGTTATGAGCCAGGCGGCGACCTCCAGCGCCACCACGGCCACGCTCGCCTTCTCGCAGACGCGCTTTGCCCTGCCGAGCGACTTCGACCGGCTGGTGGACCGTACCGATTGGGACAAAACGCAGCACTGGGAGATGCTGGGGCCGGAAACCGCCCAGCAATGGCAGTGGCTCAAGTCGGGCTATATCTCGACCGGCCCGCGTGTGCGCTTCCGGCCGCTCGGTGGCCTCTTCCAGACGTGGCCGCCGCTCGGGGCGACGCACACGCTGGGATTCGAATACGTATCGAACCTGTGGGTGTTGGCGACAGCAGCAACGACGCCAAGCAAAACCAGCTTCACGGTCGATACCGATACCTGCATTTTTCCCGACCGGCTGATGGTGCTCGGCACGAAGCTGAAGTACTTCGAGGCGAAGGGCTTCGATACCGCGGCCTATCGGCGCGACTACATGGACGAGCTTGATCTCGCCAAGGCGTACGACGCCGGCTCTCCGACCCTTTCCTTCGCCCCGCGGCCCACGAGCGTTCTCGTAGGCGTGGAGAACATACCAGATGCGAATTATGGAAGTTGAAATAAATCAGCATGTTAAGCACAATGGCTATGGATATTTAGCCAAAGGACTAAGCATGCCTAATAGTTGGAGCAAGCGAACCTTTTGGACGCGCGTAAACGAGCAACTCTCTGCGCGTCCGAATGGCTGCGTGGAATTCACCGGCTGCAAAGACGATTGTGGTTATGGCCGCATCAACAACGGCAAGGGAAAGTTGGTGCGGATTCATCGCGCCGTGTGGGAGCGCGATCACGGCCCAATTCCTTTCGGAATGGTCGTGATGCATCTCTGCGACAACAGGGCATGCATCAATCCTTCGCATCTCGTGCTTGGCACACAAGCGCAGAACGTGGCCGATATGGAATTGAAGGGCAGACGACGTTCTCTGCGCGGCGTAGAGCATAGCCAAGCGAAGTTGACCGAGCGTGCAGTCCTTCAGATACGGGCAAAGCTTGCGATGGGCTCAACGTGCGCGAGCATCGCTGCGGAATACGGCGTTTCTGAGGGAATGATTCGCCATATCAAAAAAGGACGCGCCTGGACGCACGTTCAATGAACCTCGCCGTTAACAGAACCGAAGCCATCGCCAAGCGCGTACAGAACGCGAAGAGGATGCGCGCGAAGCCCGTCCATGTGGCGGCGCCGGTCAAGGGCTGGAATGCCCGCGATGCGCTGGGAGCGATGGACCCGCTGGACGCGGTTGTGCTCGAGAACTTCTTTCCCGGCACCACCAGCGTTGCCCTGCGTTTCGGCTACTCGCAGTTCGCCTACAACCTCGGCGCGCAGGTGGAGACGCTCGCGAGCTACGCAAGCGGCTCATCGAGCAAGCTCAAGGCGGCGACTGCGGGCGGCAACATCTATGACGTGACGGCGGGTGGTGCTGCGGGCGCTGCCGAGCTATCCGGCCTGTCGAATGGCCGCTGGCAGCACGTCAATTTCACCACGACGGGCGGCTCCTACCTCTGCATGGTGAACGGGGCGAACACTTATCGCGTCTACGACGGCACCGCCTGGCATCAGGACGGCGACGGGGCGCCCTATGACATCACGGGCGTTACGAGCTCGACGCTGATCGGTATCAACGTGTTCAAGAACCGCTTGTGGTTCGTGGACACGAACACGCTCAAGGCGTGGTATCTGCCGGTGAACTCCATCGGTGGCGCGGCCAACTCGCTCGACATGTCCTCCATTGCCCAGCTCGGCGGCTCGCTCATGGCAATGGGCACTTGGACGATCGACGCAGGCTATGGCGTGGACGACTACGCCGTATTCGTCACGACCAAGGGCGAAGTGATGGTGTGGCGGATGCAAGATCCTACCGACCCGACCTCGATCGGCCTAGTCGGCGTGTGGCAGCTCGGCGCCCCTGTCGGCCGTCGCTGCCTGATGAAGTACAAGGGCGATCTTCTCATCATCTCGCAGGACGGGCTCCTGCCGATGGCGAGCGCGCTGCAATCCTCGCGCTTCGATCCCCGCGTCGCGCTCACAGACAAGATCCAGTCAGCGGTGAGCACTGCAGTATCGAACTATGGCTCGTCCTTCGGATGGGAGATGAGCTACCTCGCCAAGCACAACCAGCTATATCTGAACGTGCCCGTGGGCACCGGCTCGCAGCAGCAGTACGTGATGAACGTGATTAACGGCGCTTGGTGCAACTTCACCGGCTGGGCGGCGAACTGCTTCGAGATATTCAACGATGAGCTGTATTTCGGCGGTAACGGCATCGTGGGGAAGGCTTGGGATACGAACGCCGATAACGGCGCCGCAATCGCCGCGACCGGGCTGCAGGCGTTCAGCTATTGGGGCTCGGCGACGCTCGACAAGCGCGTGACCATGATGCGCCCGACGCTCTACACGAACGGCCAGCCGTCCATCTCGGGCAGCGTCAATTACGACTTCGACCAATCGAACACGGGTGCCGCTCCGCTGACCCTGCTACCGGCACCAGCGGGAACATGGGATAGCGCGGTGTGGGACATGGGCATATGGGGAACGGACCTCAACCTGCAGCGGCAGTGGCAGGGGACGGTCGGGCA